TTACTGGGTCTTTATTAAGAACGAATAGATTCATTTGCGATATGTTTGTCCTACACCTAGAATACCTAATTCTACAGATATAATATGGTTGCACTTATATGTCAACCTTTTCTTACACGTACAGGATAGACCATCTTCGTGCATCTCTACATGACAGCCGCGAAACGGCCATGTAGTTCCGACGAGATAATTACCCTTTGTGTTGATTGCTCTGTGTTGAAAAAAAGTCATGTCTTACTCGAACTCGCAGACAAGTTCCTCGTAGTAGTAGCAGTCATCAACATATTCAGGATCGTACTGCTTTTCGTGAGCTTGCTGAGTGTGATACTGATGACGAGCAAAATCACTCTCTGCTTCCAAATGAGCTTGGAGTTCGCTGTCAACAGTTGCGCATGCTGAAAGAGCTACGAGGATAACAAGATATTTCATAGAGGCTGTCCTTCTCCAACGCCATCTTCAATTTCTTTTGCCCAAGCAAGAATGCGAGCATCAGACTCTTTCTGCTCGAGTTCTTCTTCAATACTCCAGGAGCGAACTACTGCCCACTCTCCAGAGTTAGTCAGATCGCCGTGAATCTTGCGAGACACTTTTTCAGAGACCGGTCCATAGCGAAAGAACTGAGCGTCTTCACCAAATGTTCTAGCTTCAACCATCCACATTTTTAAATCTCCTGGATCGTGGCAGACATATGTTCTTGGTCAATGTCGCCAAGAACTTGAGAGACGAGTTCCTCAAGACAATCTTTACTATCAGAAGAGAATTGATAGAGAGGATTTCCGCCGGCAGGGCCATACTCAGCAATAAGTTCAGCAGTGCAACCGTGTTCAGTTGCGAACTGATGGACTGACTCTTGAGAGGCTTCGGCGGAGATGTCAAGTTCAGCGATGTACATAGTGGATCCTTTCGTTTGATATAAACAGTTTATACTGATTCTAAACGAATGTCAATAGACTTAGCACACTTTTTCATTTTTTGTCGAAAGGAAGTTCCCAAAGGTTATGAGGAACATCATTATCGGTGTATGGCAATTGTTTCAAAGATTGTTTGAAAGCTTTTTTGATTTTTCCAGTAGGAGTCCAAATGTCGTGAGGGAATGCGATCACGGGATACTTGTATTTTCCGTCGATTGTATATTCCGCGATGATGATATTTCCCTCGATATCAAATTGTTCCCTGTCAGTTGTAGAGATGTAGTCGAGAATCTGTTGAGAGTTGAGAGGGATGTTGTCAGTATTGAGTTGAAGTCCATAAGGGTTTTCGATGAAAAAGCGATCGGTAGGAGTGTAGGTATAAGACATGCGATTTCCTTTCACGCTATAGTATACCTATATACTGATTCTAAACGAATGTCAACCGTTTTCGTGAATTTGTTTGTACTTTTTTCGAACTGAAAGGAAATGTGTTAGATAGTCATATGTGTTGATCTTAAACACTTGAGGTTCGTCTCCGTCGACCATGATGACGATGACTCCTTGCTTGATAGGAATACCAGTTCTCTCAAAGAATGCAGCAGCATAGAACGAAGCCTGAATAAAGTAGTTAGTGATCCACTCGGCGTTCTTTGGTTTCCTCGACGTCTTGAAGTCTATGATCGAGAGCTCGCCGTCAAACTCAGCGATGCAGTCAACCTGTCCTGCGCATTTTAGATGATCGCTATACAGAAAGGACTCTTGGAACCATACGTTGTTGACTCTCTCGTCTAGTATCTTTTTGATCTGAGCAAACGAGAAGAGGTTCGAAGGCATGTGCCCTTTCTGCCAATCCGGTTCGTTATTTAGATAGTCTTCGGCTAACTTGTGTACCGCAGTACCACGAGTCGCCGCTTGAACCGATATGCGGTTCGCTTCTTCTTCGCCAACTCTTTTACGCCACTCTAGAAGACCGCCTTTGTCCATGACGGATAGAACTGTCGTGATGGATGGATAAGCATTACCTTCAGGAGTATAGTACTTCCTTCCAGTCTCGGTAGTCTGTCTCGTAATGACTGGAAGCACTACACCATGATTGACGTGATTAAACATATTAGTTCCTTCGTGTTTGTTCTATTATACATTAACACCGAAGAAATGTCAACCTTTTTAGCCGCGCCGTCTTATTCTTGGGCGAGGCCAAAGCCTCCTTCCATAGTAGACGAAACTTCCGTTTACCGTCCTAGGTCTAAAGTTCGTTTGTGGAAAAATTCCACCTTCAATTAGTCTTTGATTAAACCATCTAGCGAATCTATTCGGCGCGCCTTGAAGACTTAGCGTTTGCATTGCGCTATCTTCACCAGTGTCACCCATCTGATCTTTATTTGAAAAATCTATTAACCATCGAGATGCTTCTTGCTGTTTTATGTTTGGCCAATGTTCCGCAAGACACGCAATCATGCCAGTTACTTGAGGCGCAGCCATGCTCGTACCTTGCTGCTTGCCTAAGAAGTAGTTCGAGTTTCTAGGATCGAGTACGGATGAGCTCACAGCTCCATATGCAGTATGCGTACTACTCTGTATTTGACGCCCTGCTGCAAAAATATCAACTTGGTTTCCACAGTTACTAAACGTTGCTTTGTATTCCGCAGAATCGCTTCCTACTGCGCCTACTGTTATAACCGGAGCATATCCTTGCCCAGCAGCCCCAGTCCCACGATTTAGATACAAAACAAAGTTTGTACCTGAGACCGTAGCATAGAATATATTATTGTAATCCTGATCAATATTATTTACAACTTTCCAATATTCATTTCCTGCAGCAGCTATTACTATTATTCCATCATTTATTGCATCTTGTATATCAGCATCGCGTGATGTAGAATAAAACGGAACTTCTGGAGTCGTCCCGGTAGTATAGAACCCGCGTGCTTGTAATTCTGCAACTGTAAGAGATCTTCCAGGATTAAAATCTACACCGCGATAAACAACTCTAGTGACTGGCCCAAAACTGCCAGTGTTCCATATAATACTGCTTCCATAACTATGATTTGATATCGTAGGATTTCTTCTTCCAGTATTCGTGTTAATTGGCTTGTTATTATGCCAAGCTCGTACATAATCCCAGTATGTTGTAGAATCTAATCCAAGAGTTCCAAAGTTTTGATTTGATGAATAGATGCTAATATTATAAATGTTTGCATCTCGAGCCCAACCTTGAGTATTACCAGCTGCGGTTCCTGCGACATGCACGCCGTGATTGTTTTGAGAAGTTCTGTTTGAGCTGTTTGGATCAACATACGGAGTATACACATAAGTTCCAGTGCCGAAACCAACATCGTTTTGAAACCAATTGTACTGAACTATTCTAGAACCGCCGGTGCCATCAGAATTTACAGCAAACTCCGGATGAGACGGATCTACGTGTCCGTCAAAGATTACAACATCAACGTTTCTTCCTGACGCTGTTATAGTTAAGTCTGAAGAAATATTAGAGGTGTTGTTATCGCCCCAGTTTGTTCTATTCGCAGTGTTGTTTACTAATTGATATATTGAAGGCTCGCTTCCATCACATAAATCAATGCGAGGTTCGGCAAATTGTAATCTTGTGGTATTATCGTTGCAGTAGTAATGATAGCATCTATGTTGCCCTGTTGTACTAGTTGGGCCCCATTTTAGATCACTAACTATGTTGCAATAACTAATATTTCTTACTTTTGTTGTACTACCCGGTGTGTAATAACCGGAATCTGGATGATTTCCTGTATGCGTTGTGTTTGATGGGTATATAAATCCACACACTAGATACCATTGATTCTGTGTTAGAATGCTTGTGCTAGAACATTCCCAATATGGATTACTTTTTTGACTTCCGTCGGACGTAGAAAATACACCACCATCCGAATTAGTACCAAGATAAAATGTTCCGCCACTGGTAGACGATGTTCTCCGAACCCATACAGAGAATCTGTAAAGTTTTGATCTATCGATAGCTAGGTAACTAGTATTCCATCCGCCATCGGCCTCATTGTTTCCGCTTGCCCGCGTTTCCCAAACAACACTCGTATTTCCCCAAGGATCTGTAGCTGATACTCTCGCGTTTTCAGTAGTGTCACCGTTTTGATTATAATACACGATACTCCCGGTTTGCCCTGCACGCCAATCAGTAGTGTCAATCAAAGATGGTCTAATAGACTCTGACTGTCTTAAAAGACCCCAATTTATATCGTTTGCATCGGCGCCCCAATCTTTAGCAAAGCTACCTGATGTAATTTTATATCCTAATGGTCGCGTCGAGATCTCCAACAATTCTAAGAGTTCAACACCCCAAACTCTCTCGTCTTGACGCAACAGTTCTGCCTCTTCAAAGGTAAGCATATAATGAGTGTTACGGCTCATTGGTCTTCTTTTTGCTAAAACAACAGCCCTATCTGGAATGTAAAGACTTCCCCCAGGAGTCTCCATGTCTTCGTAGAAACTTTCAAGATCTTCGTGATTGTAGAGAGTAACTATCCACTCTTTTAGCATTTAGGATGCCTCTATCTGTACTAGAGAAAGTGTAACTGTTACAGTTGACGTTCCTTCACCCTGATATGTTACTTTACACGGAATGTTAGTTGTTGGAGTCGTTTCATAATTATATCCGAAAACAGCAGGAGAGATTAAAACAGTTTCAGAACCACCTGTTACAACTTCAACAATAACTCCAGCATCTGGATCCGGATCTGTGTATTGATTTCTTGATGCATCTGCTGTTCTACTCGCACCATTTACATATAGTCTCACCCAAGCAGCTGCGCTAGTGGTGATAGCCATTAGAGAATATCCTTTGAACCCGGTAATATTTAGATCTGCAGTACTAAAGCTTGCTAAAGAAGAAGTTGTTCCGGCCACTGTTGTTCTAGCAGCCATGCCAGATCCACCTTCGCCTCCACTGGTACCTTGAATACCTTGCGGGCCAGTTATACCCTGAACCCCTTGAGACCCAGCCCCACCAGTACCCTGAATACCCTGAACACCTTGAGACCCAGCACCACCAGTACCCTGAATACCTTGGACGCCTTGATTTCCAGAAATGCCTTGGATGCCCTGTTCACCGGTAATACCTTGTTGACCGGTGATACCCTGAATACCTTGGATACCTTGCGATGCAATTCCTTGCACACCCTGTAAATTTCCGGTGTGATAAACAGTATAATCGTTTATCTTTACACCATTTATACTTGGAACTCTAAAGTGGATTTCGTCATCTGCGTCATTTGTCATTTGTAGTGTAAGCTGTGTGGCTTCACCGGATGAAGCTGTAAGATACATAGATGCGGTATCACCGCCTCCACCAAACGCATCGTTAGGGAATCTTATTCCACTCGCACTAGCGTGAATTGTGTTAGTCGTATGCACAGTGCCATCTTCATTTATTCTAAAGATCGTATTTGTGCTATTAACAGTATCTATATAAGGGCGCGTGTTATTGTAGAAACCGAAATAATTACTAGCTTCTGTATTGTTATCATCTATAAAGAAGTGCATAGACTGTCTAGAATAAGCGGCCCAGGCGTTTTCTCTATCGGTCGGTTCGTCATAATCTGGATCTATTCTAAGACTCGCCTCACTCGCAGCTGCCCCAGAAGTACCTTGAATACCTTGAATACCTTGAATACCTTGACGACCTTGAATACCCTGAATACCTTGCGAACCCGATCCACCACCTCCAATTACGTATGTTTCAGAGTCGAATGAAGATCTCCAAACTGTAGTCCCGCTATCTGGGTTGTGATAGAACCTTCCAGGCTCAGAAATTTCACTAAACGGACTTACAACATCGGTAACATCTTGGTAATACGGAGCAGTTGACGATGGGCCGTAGACTCTGCCTGTCTCTACGTCATATACAAGACCATCGTCATCCGAAACACCGCCAAACGTCGCGTTCGTAAAAAACGACGATGCCTGACTATGGACCAAATAACCGTACTGTTTAGAGCCTTGGAATTTTGCCAAATATGCTGCACTAGTTAGATTAACTGTGAGTGCCGAGGCGCTAAGAAGAGTTGTGCTGCCGAATGCCGATGTTTTCGCGGTAATGCTATTCCCGCTTCTAACTATTTCTACTCTAGTAGATCCAAGCGCAGCCCAACCACCGGTTGCTGGAACCGAAGAAGACCCGTTACTAATAACAACTTGGTCAGATTGTAAAAGATTATAAACTAACGACCAAGTCCCGACCGCCGCGCCCGACCCTCCACCGGTTCTAATTGCTGATAGCGTATGTTCTCTATAGCCAGCTTGACCAAACGTTCCTTCGGTTGCGAATGCAATCACTACACCAATCGTGTCATTGTCACCAGCAGAGCTAGAAAGGTCAACCGTGTGAGTATACGTTAAGTATCTTTTCTCAGAAACAAACCCGGCTGCAGTTCCAGTATTCAATGAGCCAAGGATTCTTTGGTTGCCTGTGTCATAAGACCATTGCGACGGTCCTACGTCTGCAGCACTAGCTGGATATACTAGAGAAGAATTATGTGAAAACCTATACCAAGTGTTAAAGATTTCTTGTTGACTAACTACCGGTGGAGGACCGGTAAAGTAAGTAGGTAATTCACTCACATTAGTGATGATAGTTGGTTCTATGTTAAGAAGATCGTCGAATTCCGCGTTGTTTGTGCCGCTCTGTGAATTATATAAGACCTCGCCTTCTTGACCGATAGGCAGTGTTGAGCCTCCGCCTGCGCCAGCGTTACCTTGAACTCCTTGAATACCCTGTGAGGTTCCGGCTTGTCCTTGAAGACCCTGTTCTCCAGCACCCGTAATTCCTTGAATGCCAACACTTCCTTGAATACCTTGGATACCCTGTACACCTTGGTCTCCTGTACCTTGGATACCCTGAATACCTTGTCTACCCTGAATACCCTGAATACCTTGACGACCCTGAATACCTTGGATTCCTAGAATACCCTGAGTACCTTGTTCACCACGAATACCTTGGAAACCTTGCCTTCCTTGTACGCCTTGTGCGCCAGTCGTTCCTTGTCTTCCCTGAAAACCTACACTGCCTTGGACTCCTTGACGCCCTGTAGTACCTTGAGTACCTTGACGTCCTTGGACTCCTTGGCTGCCTTGTGTTCCCTGCGTTCCTTGCGTTCCTTGAATACCTTGTACACCTTGGTTTCCTTGAATACCCTGGATACCTTGACGACCCTGGATACCTTGAATACCCTGAATACCTTGACGACCCTGAATACCCTGAATGCCTTGGATACCTTGAATACCCTGGATACCTTGGATACCCTGTACGCCTTGAATACCTTGAATACCCTGGATACCTTGGCGACCTTGAGTACCTTGCATGCCCTGGATACCTTGACGGCCCTGGCTACCTTGGATACCTTGAACACCTTGACGGCCCTGAATACCCTGGCGTCCCTGAACGCCCTGAATACCTTGGCGGCCTTGGGTTCCTTGCGTTCCTTGAATACCCTGAGTACCAAAGCCTCCCTGAACACCTTGCACACCTTGGCCTGGACCCCTTAGGCCTTGAATACCTTGTATGCCTTGATCTCCAATAGTTCCTTGCGATCCGGTATTTCCAGTACCTTGAATACCTTGAGGACCGACGCGACCCTGAACACCCTGAACACCCTGCTCGCCTTGAATACCTTGTCGGCCTTGTGTTCCCTGCGTTCCTTGCACGCCTTGGATACCTTGCGGCCCAACAACATTTCCTACATTTATCCACTCTCCGCCAGCATCAGGCGTGAACACCCACAAATCGAGCGTAGCTTCATCGATAACCGCTTCACCAGGAGTCGCACCAGGAAACGCAGATTCTAATATGATTTGCGGATCAAATGTTGGCGCTTGATTTACATCTTGAATAGAACCGAGTATTCTAAATGGACTTCCAACTGTACCTTGGATACCCTGAATACCCTGCTCGCCTTGAATACCCTGAACGCCTTGGATAGAAGTTCCTTGAATACCTTGGCGGCCTTGATTGCCTTGAATACCCATGTTTCCAATAATGCCTTGGAAACCCTGAGGTCCTTGCATACCTTGGTTACCCTGAATACCCTGTTCACCTTGAATACCCTGAATACCCTGTTCACCTTGAATACCTTGGATACCCTGAATACCTTGGCGTCCTTGGATACCTTGGATACCTTGAGGACCTACTATGTCACCAGTGTTAATCCATTCCGTACCATTCCATAACCATAACTCATTTAGCATTTCGTCAATAACGCCGTCCGACAAGTCCGGGCTGGCTATGGCAGGTCTTTGAGTTGGCGGTTGCCCATCGAGCGTCGGACCAAACGCTTCTCTTATTATTTCTTCTGGAGTTCTAGCAGGAAAATTAACATTTACGTCTTCGATAGATCCTATTATCCTAAACGGATCGCCAACCTTCCCTTGGATACCTTGGATACCCTGTAAACCTTGACTACCCTGGATGCCTTGACCACCTTCACCACCTTGGATACCCTGAACACCCTGTTCGCCCTGAATACCTTGAAGACCTTGGTGTCCGCCTCCACCCTGGATACCTTGAACGCCCTGATCCCCTTGAACACCTTGGTTGCCCTGAACGCCCTGAATACCTTGGAAACCTTGAATACCCTGTACACCTATATTACCAGCAACGCCTTGGTTACCTTGAATACCTTGAGTACCTTGGATACCCTGCAGTCCTTGTAGACCTTGAACTCCTTGAGTACCTTGGCTACCTTGAGTACCTAAGTTCCCTTGTACACCTTGAACCCCTTGAAAGCCCTGAATGCCTTGAAATCCACGGATACCTTGAATACCCTGCATACCTTGGAAACCTCGTGGACCTTGGATAGGCCCAACATTTATCCAAACTCCGCCACCGGTATATGCCCAAAGCTCAACCTCGCGTGGTGGGACTGCCAGTTCTGCGCTATCTATTACGGTATCTCCAATTACCGCAGAAGGAAATTCAGAATTTAATAAACCGTTGGGATCTCCAGTGGCATATACATCGTCTACGGAGCCAATGATTTTGAGAGCTGGACCAAAATTTCCTTGAATGCCTTGGAAACCTTGGAAACCTTGATTGCCAGTAATTCCTTGAACTCCTTGAGTACCTTGGAAACCTTGCGATCCTTGAGTACCTTGGAAACCTTGAACGCCCTGCTGGCCGGTGATACCTTGGACACCTTGATTTGCAGTACCTTGGATACCTTGTATACCCTGTTCGCCTTGAATACCTTGGAAACCTTGGAATCCTTGAGTACCCTGCTCACCTTGAATACCCTGGATACCCTGAATACCTTGCTCACCTTGGATACCCTGCTCGCCTTGTACACCCTGGATACCTTGACCACCAACAAACCCTGCAGTACCCTGTGTACCTTGCTCGCCCGTGTTACCTTGAAGACCCTGAACACCTAAACCGCCGGTGCCTTGAATACCTTGGAAACCTTGCAGTCCTTGAAATCCCTGAAAACCCTGGATACCTTGCATACCCTGGACGCCTTGATCACCCTGAAGACCCTGAACGCCTTGAACACCCTGAACACCCTGCTCACCTTGGATACCCTGCATTCCTTGGAAGCCTTGAATACCTTGGAAACCACGGATACCTTGGATACCTTGATCTCCAGTACCCTGAACGCCCTGTTCACCAGTAACACCCTGAACGCCCTGTTCACCTTGGATACCCTGAACACCTTGCTCTCCAGTAGTACCCTGAACACCCTGTTCACCCATTATACCTTGTAAACCCTGAAAGCCAACTTCTCCGCGGCCGTCAATTCCTTGGATACCTTGCTCACCTTGGACACCTTGGATACCTTGGATACCCTGAATACCTTGGATACCCTGAATACCTTGAGTTCCTTGTATACCTTGAACGCCTTGAACACCCTGATAGCCCTGAATACCCTGGGTGCCTTGCCCATTCGTTCCAGGATTAAGTCTTAGCCAGATATTGGTCCCAGCGTTGTAAATAAACGTGGACCCGCCGATAACGTGAGTATCTCCATCAGATGGTGATGCAGGAAATGACATTATGATGTTCCTTCTGGGTCGTGTATGAAGACTTCAACAATTTGGCTGTCTTCTTCACGTGTTATAAAATATACATACATCATATATCAACCAATCACTTGGATCCATGCGGTGCCGACCCAAAGTAATAGCGTTCCTGTGCCAAAAACTGGTGAAGTATTAAACCACATATCACCAGTCTGTGGATCAACAGGTTCAACGTCAGAAACTGTAGTTCCAGCAGCATCTTCTATCTGACCTGACAGCAGAGCAAAGTTGTCGTCCATCTCGTCAAACGTAAGAGCAAATCCTTTATCGCGGCGTAAAGTTAAAACTGTCATGTAGTTTCACCATCGTCGCTGTAGTACAACCCAACATAGGCAACAAACTCGCCATTCGCAGAATCTCCTGGGTTTGGCACTACGTAATTGTCTTTCGTATACGCAAAGAGTTCATTTTCCTCTTCAGTAATATCATCGAAAACAAACTGATAACAAAGATTAATAAGACGCTGCTTTTCAACAGGATCTGTTTCCGCTGCTATCTGAGCTAGTAGCTGTCTATAATTTGGTTTAGTGCTCAATGTTTATCACCCAGCTAAAACTTTAGAAGATCCGGTTTGAGCTGCGTTTGGCACCCAGCTTCCATGGCCGCCGGTGCTATCTAATCTTCTGTGGACGCCTATTCCTTTTATGAAAACTTTGGAAGAACAACCAACGGCCGGATCTCCACAGGCAGTCTCATCACCTTGCACAATAGCCTTTCTTCCTTCAACAAATACTTTGTCTTGAAGGCTAGATACGTATGGAGTTTTGTGCTTTGGGTTAGGAGTAGGAGACGCATGACCGTAGTGTCGGTCTGTCCTATCTCTTACTATTCCTTTTCCTGCGCTCATAACACGAGTACCCCTTTTAGATATATTTATAAAGAAAAGGTATGCATCTTTCTTTTAATTATATTTATAAAGAAAAGAGGTACTCGCTTATAAGTTAGGCTGCTTCTAAAAATCGCTCTTTTGCGATTATGTATTCTTTTACAAGTCCTGAGCGAACTATGTCTTCGATTCCAAATCTAACTGTGTTAAAGGACTCTATGCTGTCTAGCACTTTTAGAAACGTTGAAAGACCGGATATATCAGCCCTGTTCTTAGACTGCTTTAGATCGTCTTGAGCTGTGTCTCCGCAGAATATAATCTTTGAAGATTCTCCCACGCGTGTAATGATAGTATCGAGCTCGTGATACGTCATAGACTGACATTCGTCAACGATGATGACAGAATTATCAAATGTAAGACCTCTTATATTCGAAGAAGTTGTAAACCTAATCATACTCTTTGTCTTAAGTATTTGATAAGCATCTCCTCTTTCGAATAGATCGTTTACTATGTCAACATATGGTGCTTCGAATATGGCCTCTTTCTGTTGTAGAGTGCCTGGAACAAATCCCTGTTCGCGCGTCTGAACTGCAGATCTTATAATGACGATTCTCTCGTACTCTCCTTTCTCTAACACGTCTTGTAGAGCAAGATATGTTGCGCACATAGTCTTACCTGTACCTGCTGTTCCGATGGCCGCGAGATTATACCCTTCTTTATAAGATTGAAATAGGTCAGATTGAGCTGGTGTTAGTGGTTTGATCTGACGCATTGAGAACTTTTGGTTCAGTATGCCGACCATATGGTCCACTTCTCTCTCTTGTCTAAGCTTCTCTCTTCTGGATAGTCTACGCTGTTTTATCGCCATGAAACCTCCTTATGACTTCTTAGGAGAATAGCATACTCCTAAAAATCATTAATTGTGTTATGTTTATGAATTTTTGCTTTTTTTAACACATCACGAAAATTATCATCTGGCCTGCGAATGCCGATGCGCACCGAGTCAACCGTTCCCGGAAATCTTGTAAATATTTGTTTGATATGAGAGTTAGCTTTTAGATACTCTTCAAGCTCAGAGTATCGCATTGTAGCTTCAAATTCTTCGTGCGTATCAGTGTCTCTAAAACTGTATACCGGCATCTATGCTCCTGTTAATAACAAAAAATGGCGGTCTTGCTAAGCAGACCGCCAAGTCATAATATGATCTGCTTACTGTTATTTATTACATCACAGGGCTTGATCTACAACGATTTCATATATTTCTTTCCACTTATTTACTCGAATAAAGTCGCCTTCATATTTAAGGTTATAGTCGTGGTTAATCACTATCGGCTTAAGACCAAGATCAGCTCCCATGATCGCATTCGAGACCTTGTCCTCGACCCAAAAAAGACCGGAGTCTTTGTATTCACGAAGGATCGGTTCTTTATCCTTGCTGGATGCCGTGCATACCAAGCGCTCCACTACACTATCACCAAAGACTCTGTTTAGGTTCTCTTGGCGAAGTTTATGAACGAGCGGATGAGTGCCAACTGCGGTGATGCAGTGGAATACAAAGCCATGTTCTTCGTGGAGTTTGCGAATGTACTTAATGGCATCTCGCAGAGGCGGGAGCTGACCCATATGAATACTCTCGTTAAAGAAGTTTACCATCTCGTCGGATCTTTCTTTGGAGATGCCGTATAGATCTTCTATCTCGTAGATGTCTGAGTCTTCCTCATTCTTTCGTTCATATCCGTGGCGCGACATCCAATTCATAAACGCACTCTTCCACAAAAGCATGCAGCCGTCAACGTCTGCGAGGATCACTTTTTCCATATTATTAATCGTCAACCTTTTCGTTAAATCTAGATAATTTTTCAGCGGACTTCTTGCGACGCTGGTCACGTCTACTCTGAAGTTTTCGATCCTTGTCACTAACGTCATCTTCCCACTCATCATCCCATTCTTCACGAAATTTCTTAAACGACTTAGCCATTTTGTTCCTCTTTTACTCCTTCGATAAGACCTGGGAACGCTTGTACGATAACATCGCGAGCAAGACCCGCGAGTGGTTTCTGAGCAATCATCTTGCAGAGTAGCTCAGCATCATTATTGTCGATATCCTCAAGTAGACTAATAAAGAGGTTCTCTCTCTTTACTTGATTAAGGTTATCATAACCGCCCCCTTCTACAAAGATACGAAGACGACGAGCTTCTTTTAGCAGCATACCCTCTACACCAATGTAGCTATTCTTTTTCCACGGCGGCGGAGTATTTGGAATAAGAAACTTTACGCTCTTATCGTAAGTAAACTTAAGAACTGTTCTGAGCGGCTGAGAGTCATTCTTTCGCAGCCAGTCAATCTTTTCTTGAACCGTTTTAAGCTCGGCTGCTTTGTTTACGATTTCGGATAGTGAGAGTATCATTAAAAATCCTGTAGGTCAGTGATGAGGTTTTTGAGTTTCTTTTCAACAAAATAGTTAAACAGTTGCGATCTTCCAACGTCTTTTTCTTTGCTGTATTCTTCTAGTATCTTAGTCTTATAGTTCTCAGGGATTTCTCCTAGATCAATCATCATCTTATTGCGATGGTAGTTTCTAAGAGTCGCTTCATCCATACTCTGCGGACCCTTTAAAAGGTCAGCAAGGCGCTTTGCAGTCATCATCTTTTGACGTTCGCCAATAGCAAGACAGTTATCAGCAGAGAGAATGTTTGGCACACCATCTCCCCCGTCACCTTTTAGAATATGTTCCATGAGGTATTTATCAGGATCCGAGTTTTGAACCCACTTCTTACGAACAGGATCGTACTGCTTTACGTTTGCATACTTGTGAAGTTGGATATAGTCCTTATCACCAGAAAGAATAAGGAATTGATCGTTACCGATATTTAGTTCTGTCCCAAACTCATGTACGACAGCTCCGATGATATCATCGGCTTCACAATGGTCGATATGAATTACTTTGTAGGGAAAGTGATCTTTGATCTCTGCACGGATCGTATTGATGATACGAAACAGCTCGTTCCAATCGAGTTCAGACTCTTCACGAGACTTGCGACGCGCAGCTTTGTAGTAAGGAAAGATTTCTCGACGCCATGAATTCTTGCCGTCGGCGCAGATTACGATTTCACCAAACTCTTGGTGAAACTTTTTTCGATTATAGCGCAGTGAGTTTAGGAACATGTGACGAAGCAGATTCTCGTCTACGTCAATGTTATGGTGGTTGCCGATGCCAGCAAATAGAGACGCTAGCATCACTTGGTTAAAGTCAATCAAAATTGGCATGTTATATGTTTCTCTTATATTTGGATCTTACAGATTAGATATTACTCTAGTAATTCACCAATGTCAATCATTTCTTCACTCGCTTGAAGATGCAACGAACGAATTGATTCTAAAAGAAGAATGATTGATGGATAGAACTTTTCCGTGTCTTCTTCAAATCTACAACCGGAACGAACCATCTCTACTAGAACAAGGTTCCAAAGACTCTCGGCAACATCGTTAGAAAAACTGGTTCTATATTCAGTTAGTTTTTCTGAAAGCTCCTCCAGAGACTGTGGTGGTGCGTCGAGCTTCATTTTAGGAAACTTTATGATTTCAGCCATTATCTAAACGCCTTAATAGATTGATCCAAGAACTCTTAAACCTATTTATACCATTCCTCGGCAATGCGTGCCGGTCTGAAGACGTGATTATGTTTAAAAAGTTCTCGTTGTTTCTTTGAGCTTCTAGAAGGTTCTTTGTCACGATGAACGCGATATTTACGTGTTCTTGAACATCCTCCGTGTATTCATACATGAGCGTAGCACTCGATGAAGTTTCTGGTAAGGCTGCATACGAAGGATGAATTACCAGGACGCCAGAACGAATTGCTTCTATCATTGCGATGCAAGATGTTTCTTGCCAGATCGAAGGAAAGAGAAAGATATGCGATTCCTTTAGTGCAGCAAGAACTTCGTCATTGCTCTTGGATCCATGATATGTGATCTTTGGATGAGCCTTTAACTTCTCAAAGAGTTGTTCGTATGGCTTATCTCTCTGTTCCCAACCATAGATCTTAAACGATGAGTATACATCTAGGTGAATGTTATCAAACTGTTTCGACAGCGCATCAAAGATAGGATATACGAGTTCCAATCCACGATGTGGAGTCGTATGATAGATGAAACGTATCTGATCCGTTCTCTTTTGAATCGGTTGATACTCAAGCTCGATCGCATTTGGAATCACCGTGCATCTCGAGTACGGAATACCATACACCGACACATACTGATCTCTCTGCCAATATGAAACGAAGACGAAGTGATCGAACATCTTCCACCCATCGTCTCTGAGAATCTTATTCTCAGGGTCCATAACAAGATCGTGACAGTAAAAGATATTCTTTACGGCTTTATGTATCTCACGAGGGCGAGAGAAGTGAATTGCAAAATTTTGTAGAAGTTCTTGTGGAACATTATTGAGCAGCCTCTCTCGCATCATCTCAGTGCCTCCACGAGCATTGCGAGAGAGGTTTGTATCTACAACGTTTCCTTTGTAAATGCAGCTCATTATTTTTCTACTGTACCAAACTCTTTAAGCGAGTCCCAACGGAAAGAACGCCATCCGTTTACTTCAACATCCCAGACTGCGAGCACGTCGTTGTTTGGAGCTTTCTTCTGAATTGCTTCTTCAAGGTCTACTTGAGCTGGTAGAAACTCTTCTGATAGAGTGCAGTGCATCACTCGAGTCTCTCCGTTTGCCTTTGTAAAGATGATCTTACAGATCGTTTCATTCAGTTTACGAATGATGTCGTCTCTATCCCATTCCATGTCTAAATCCTTACTGCATCACATAGAGTTTTTTGTAACGTTCCTTAGCAGGGCCGCCGTTCATATCGTTCATACGAACGCGAATAAACTTCTTATTCGTCTGCTCTTTGTTTGGGTTCTCGATAGTCAGCCAGGGATTTGAACCGTTCAACCATGCCTTTTGTTTATTCAGCATAGCGTCTGCGCCGGTTCTTTCTCTACGAATAGAGTTTAGAAGCTTGCGGTTTACGTTAGGACGCTCTCCGTTTGAAGTGTTGTTCGTCTTGGCCATAATATAATACTCCGTGTTTAGTATGTTTCAAGTTTTACGATGTTTAGATCTGACAGTATTTTAAAACTTAACGTTGTGAGATCTGCTTCTGGATTTAATCTTAATAGAGATACTAATCTATCTATGAATATGAGTTCTTTATCGTGTTTAGATGCAATACTTAAAGATTCGAACATCGTCTCTAGGTCGAATGGATTCTCGTAGAATATCCTAGGCGACGTCTTTTGTTTCTGCGTGTTCATTACA